CCCTGGGGCCTTATCATCGCGCTTCCCGACGGCGATTGCGGCATGATCTTCGCGTTTATGGCCGTAATGGGTTCATTAGAAGATTGCGCGCCCATCCTCCAGATCCCGCCGGACGTCCCGATCATAAGGTTCGAGAGAGAATTGGCCCACCGGATCACGTTGACCTTGTCGCTGGCGATCTCATAGGAGAAGCCGTCCGTCGCGAGAGGCGTCGCTGCCGTGCCGGTCCCGAAATCGGTCGGGTCCCCCGTCTTTGAGGCGTGGACATATGAATCCTTGAAATAGTAAAGGCGCTGTTCATGGAAGATACAGGCAGCCGGCCAGCCGCGGTATGTCGAAAAGGCTCCCTCGCGCCAGAGCTTGGTCCCCGACGTTACCGTCCCTGGATCTGTCCCAGGGGCATAGGCCCCGAAGGTTGTTGTATTGACGGCGACCGAGTAGGAGTTTGCGTCTATTTTTGTGATCGTATAAATGATTTGATTGAGCGCGGTCCAATTCGCCTGGGTGATCCCGACAAACATGACCGTGTCGTCCGTTGAGAGGCCATGGCCCGTATGGGTGACGACACAAGGATTCGCGTTTGAAAGCCCCTCAATGTTGACGTAGTTGTTTGAAAAATCGCGCTTCACCGTCGCCGTCGCGTGTTTCGCGTCCGTGACCGCAGTAATCTTGCAGTATCCCCAGGAGGGCGTCGTGGTCCCGTACCGCAGCCGGAAATAGGCGTCGATGTGGCCCGCATCAAAGAGATCCTTCGAGCTTACCAGAGTGATACCGGCTCCCGTCAGGGCCGTCGGGGCCAGGGCGTGATCGCTGTCGCTGTTTTCCTCCAGGTAAGGGCCGTCGTTGAAAACATGGTCCGCGAACGTCCACGCCGTATGGCTGGACCTGGTCAGATCCTTCGGCTTGTACCCGTCGCAGCAGATATACATTGTGTCCTGGTCCTGGGCGTACATGATCTTTCTGAGGTCCGCCTCAAGGTAGGGTGTCACGACCTCGACGGGCGTCCCTGGGGGAGACTCGATCCGTCCGTACTCGCGGAAAAACCGGAAATACAGATCCCCGACCTCGATGATATAAGCCTGGGTGATGGAATACTCGAAGGGGATAAGGCGCGTGAACTTCGACGACGACTTGACCTCGGCGACGAAATATGTCCCTGGCCGCCGCTGCGCCCCGCCGTGGACGCGGGCGATGAAATTTTCCAGGGTCCGGCAACCGAATTGATACTTTTGGACGTCGATCCGGCCGAATAGCTGGGGAGAGATCTCACCCGCGGAAAAGCTCACCAGGTTACTTGTTACCCTCGGCATTTAATACCTCGCGTTAAGAAATTCTTCGACGTCGATCTCCTCCGGCGTCCCCTCCTGGGCGTCGGCAATCGCCGCCTTGAGGAGTGCCTTCTCGTAGAGGCCCTCCATTGATTTCTGCATAGTGGCTGAGTTCGTGAGCGCAAAGGCCAGGTACGCCGCGAGCTTTGCGATAAGCGCCGAGCAGCAGAGGCTGTCCATCTCGCTCACCCCAATCAAGGCGATGTACTCCAATTTCATCGACGACTCGTTGCACAGGAGTTTCGCTCCGGTGATCTTAAATTTTATGTCGGTGTATTCGCCCCAAAGCGCGCGGAGGCAGCCCGCGGGGAGCGAGTAAGCGTAAGAGTATTTCATCGCCGGCGTTTCGCTGAGTGGTGCCAGCGTCGCGAGCCTTGTGGCACAGTTCCAGGGATAGGCCCGAAGGACCTCGGCGACTGCCTGGTCCAGGTAAAGGGCGCATTTTCGGGACGCCTCGCTGTCCGCCGTGAGCGAAACAATCGCCTCGCCGCCGATCAGGCCCAGGGCCATGTTGCAGACTTGTACGCGTGACGGCATGATCTTACCTCCATGGATTTATGAAGGCGGAGGCCCGAAGGCCCCCGCGATCATGCTGTTAGCCGATGTCGGCGTAGAAAATAACCACGTCGATCTGGCCGGTAATGGCCCCGCCCGCGACCGTGAGGAATATCTCCGTGTCCGTTGTCGGCTTGTATCCCGCGCCGGCCTGGGCGCATATCCGGTTGCATCCCGCGGACACCGTGGAAAAGGCCGCCATGTAGCGGTCGTCGTCCCCGCTGTCGCCCATCTGGAGCGTCGAGGACGCCCCCAGGGCCGCATTGACGACTTTTGCGTCCAGGAATACCTGGTTTGCCTTGAGCTTCCCGACGCCGATGGTCTGGCCGATTGCCAGGGCCGCCGCCGTGTACCGTTCGACCAGGCACTTCACGCGGCCTCTCCACTCGGCCCCCAGGAAATCCTTCGGGAGGATCCCCGCGAGTTCTTTCGTGTAGTTGACTCCATTTACATTCGCCATAATCAAAACCTCCGTTTTCATCAGGAGCGGCCGGAGCCGCCCCCGTCTAATCAGTTAATCTTATGATTCGGTACATTGGATCTGCACGATCCCCTTTTCGTCCATCCTGGTCGCGCCTATGGACATACCGGCGTAAACCTGGATCGCCATGTTCTTGTCGCGCCGCGGGCCTATGTCGGTGATGATGTTGCTGTTATAGGCCAGGAGCAGCGTGTTTTTCTGCCAGGCGTAGCAGTAACGGGTTGTCGAGGAGAGGGTCAGCCGCTCCGAACGTATGAACTTGAAACCGAGATAGGTGTCGATCTCCCCGTTCGCCAGGGCCTTGACCGTGTTGTAATCGGAGCTTTTGACTTCCGTTACATTGAGGAGATCCTGGATCTGTTTCGAGCCGCACACGATGAACCGGTCGGCCTCGTCGACCTCGTCCGTGTCGAGCTTCTGTTTCGCCTGGAGTAATTTCGTGAGATTGAGGCCGGCGGATCCGTGGACGATCTGCTTGTTTGCGGTGTCGAAGGTGTAGGTCGTGGAGCCGTCCATCCCGCCATACGCCGTGGCCGCCAGACAGGCGATGATCTCGTCGTCTTTCGACCGGTTGAGCGCAAATTTCGCGTTCTGGACGTACTTCCCCTGGGGATCGGCGACGACTTTCAGCTCGTCGAAATTGTCGATCAGGTCGGCCCAATCGAAATCGTAAAGGGAAACCCTTCTCCTGAGATGGGGAGTGCTGATCTGCGGCGTGTCCGCGTGGCGCGCGGTCCGCTTGACCGCTGCCGTGGCGTCGATCTGGTCAAAAAATTCGTTCCGGCCAAAGGCGCCGGTTTCTACCCGAACCGCACCCTCAAGGCGCGATTCCTCTTGCTGCATCATGATCTGAACAGTAGCGTTATACTGCTCGACCATAGCGGTTGTAATCTGAAAGGACATAGCAATTACCTCCCTGTGAAGTTAGATTTTTGTCTAAATTCGTCGGTTGATTGCCCGATTCCGGATCTCTCGACTTCTGTTAATCCGGATCGCCGTCCTTCCAGACCGCGATTGCCCGCTTTATATGCTTAATCCGCTATGAGGATCTATTACGATTGCCCTCCATTTTATGATGTAAGACCTCCATTCCTTGGAGGCCGATCATTTTACTGCGTGAATGACCTCATCCGTCCCGACGACCAGCTTCGAGAGCCTGGACACTTCGTCCATGGCCTCCTGGTGGCGCGGGTGCTTCTTGCTGTGAAATGCCTCATAGAGCGGGTTTGACTTGTTCGTCATGATGTCCGCCCGCTTTTTCTTCGCGTCCTCGCCGCTCATGTCGAGATCGGAGTTCTCGCCGGCCACCAGGGCCGACTCCTCGATCCGTTTGCCGATAGAGGCCAGGATCCGGACAACGACCGGCTCGTTTGCGAACCGCTGGACAAATTGCTGGACCTCCTCCTTTGCGCCCCCAAAGGTCCGTAAAACCTTATTCGCCAGGTTGACGTTCGCGTCGAACTTGTCGCCCCATTCCTTCTTGAGGGTGTCCACAGCCTCGGAGTGTTTGTTGTTGTACCCCGCGACCATGCCTTTATAATTGTCGACGATCATATTATGGTAAAACTTATAGACCGCGCTCGCCTGTTTCTGAGAGAGGCCGTGATCGTGGGCGTACTTCCGAAATTCCTTCTCCATCTTCTCGTCGTACTTGAGGCCCTGGGGAAGTTCGGGCTTCTCCCATTGATAGCCCTCAGGATCCTTCGGCCGTCCGCCGGCTTCGTAGTACCTGGCCCAGGCTTCCGGCGTGTCGTTCGCGCCCCTGGGGATCACCATCTTTTCGCCGCCGAGCATCTTTTGGCTCGCGACATAGCTCTTGACGAGGTTCCCGAACCCGTCCTTTGATTTCAAGTCGAACATCTTGAGCGATGGTTCGCTTGCCAGCTCCGCCGGTATGTGTGTTGAAAAGTCTATCGACGCCGCTGCCGGAGGCGCTCCCGCTCCTGGTCCGCCCTGATTGCCCGTTGCCGGATCAGCCATAAATAACCTCCTTCAATATTTTTTCCCGATCAGCCCGCGGATCTCCCGCGGCGCATTTCTCTATAATCTCCAGGACGACGGATCTCTGGCCCTCCTGGAAGGCCATGGCCAGCGCGTCCATCAGGTCATGCGTGGCGAAAAGATTAAACTTGTTCGCCAGGTAATAGAGGACGTTCTTTCCGTAATCCGGCGCGAAAGTCTGCCGGAAGTCGAGCCGGATCTGAGCCTCGATCTTCCCCAGGATATCCGCGCTTTCCGTGGTTATGGGTCCCTTCTTGTCAGCCATTCACTTACCTTCCCGCTTTATTCTTTTTAATTGCTGCAGCGCATACGGGTATCGAAACAAGGCATGAAAGCGCGAGCAGCAGTAAGAGCATTGAACCGCCAAGTAATGCCTTTTCTTTTTCCCTGGTCTCCTCCCGCGCAATCTTCCCAATCATAAACCCTGTACCCCCTTGTGCTTGTTATTCTGCCGGAGCGGCTAACTCCACTTCTCCCGCCAATCCGTTGAGGAGCATCGGTCCAGCTTCTCCAGGACGGCCTTTTTGATAAAATCCTCCGGCAATATTCCTTGATTACCCGCACAGAGTTCGATTTCCTTTACCGCCACGGGATCAGGCATTATCTGATATACGCCCGCGGTAAGGCTTGCTTGCTCGTCGGCCCTCGTCCTCAATTCCTTATCGAGCGCTTCCAGCGCCTCGGTTTTGACCTTTTTCTTTGTCATGCAACAAGACTCCTTTTGTTATTGGACCGGAGCCGCTTCCATGCCTCCGGCGTTCATCATGGCCTGGCCGATGGATCCCTCCTCGACGGGCCGCTGCAGCACAGGGCCGACTTTTGCGGCCATGTCCGCTTGCATCTGTTCTCTTTGCATCTGTTCCATTTCCGCCTGTTTCGCAGCCCTGGCCTCCCGCAGCTCCCGCACTTTGTATTCGGGATTCATGAATATGGTCGGCGTCCCGAACCGCTCCGCCACCCCGCGGGCGATCTTGTCCAGGTCGAAATTGTCCATAATCGACGGATCCCGCTCCGCCAGCGGCGATACAAATTGAAGGGCCTGGCCGGCTGCCTTCGTTTCAAAGCTCCGCATGGCCATCGCGAGCTTCGAGATATAGAGAATGTCCAGGCTTTGCCCGATGAGCGCCTGGGGCGGAGGCGCGAGATACGATCCCATCTCGTCGCCGCGGTAAAGCATCCAGAACACGCGAGCCAGGAGAGGGTCAAAGAGTTCGGTTTGCAGCCGCCCCAGCGTCGGCCCCAACAGGACCAGCCTTTCCTCTACTAATTCCAACACCTCCGTGGCAGTTTTGGTCCTCGGTTGTTGAGCAAGTAATGTAAAGAGATCCGCGAAGAACAGGGACATGATGAAATCCCGCCGCTGGTTCTCGTAGGCAAGGTCAAACTGCGTCGCGTTCGGACTTAACATGTACTCAGGTTTCCCGCCTGGCTTGTAATAGGTCACGCCCCCAGGGACGAACCGTTTCGGGTAGAGCGCCATCTCGTCGGGAGCCAGGATCGGCGGATCTGATCGCTTTTGGTGCATCTTAATGTCGGATTTGCTGAATTCGTTGACCATCTTGACCTCGGCCAGGGCGTCGATTCCTGGGCCGGATCCGTAGACGTGGCCCGATTGTTTCGCCCAGCGCGGCACAAAATAGGGGAATTCCTCAAAGCCGCCCTCCTCAAGCTGGCTTTTCTGCTGGCGTTCCACATAGAGCGATACCCAGGGCATATTTGTCTTGTCCCACAGTTCGGGATCCCTGTCCGCCCGCGGATAAACCGCGTGAAGCACCTCGACCAGCTCCTCATGGGTTCCGGCGTCATATTTCTTCCGGACGTCCTCGGAACACTCGTTGCCCCAGGCCTGTATACACCCGCGGACCGTGAAATGTTCGGACCGGATCACCGTGTCGACCTCGCCGTCGGCGTCCTCCTCGATCACGCACCGCGATACGTCAAAGGCCTTGAAGTTCAAGAGCCGGCCCTTGTTGCGCCTGGTCAGGATATTCCCCAGGTACATGACGCCGGTCCCGAAGGCCGGCAGATCCGTATAGATTTCATGGGCCATCATGGAGAAGTTCGATGTATTGATCGCGTCTTGCATCCGTTCCGACGTGTCCCGCAGCCAATCCTTGACCTCGGCCTGGTCCGCCAGGTCCTTCCGTTTCGTCGTCAGCATGAACCAGGGCGCGCTCGGATTCGTTAAGTGTCCATAGAGGCCGTTCGCGCATATCTGGAGGGCCTTGATCGCCGTCCCGTCGTAGATCTGCGCCATGCGCTTCTGCCCTGGCTCGGTCTGTGTCGTCACCGTGGCCCTGTGCGGCAGCATATAGTCACATATTTCCTGGAGTGTTGACTTGAGCGTCGACTTTTTCCCGTCCAGGGTGTCATATTTTTTGATGATCTTCTCGGCCTGATCCGTTTTCATGATTTCGCGGCCCTCCCGTGGCCGGAGAGGATTCCCTTTTGAAGGCCGATATCCTCATATTCGCCGCCGCGGATCTGTTTGAGTTCACCGGCGTAACGCTTGCCTTTCTTCGCCGCCTGGCCGCCCCGTACGAGGAGCCACGCCTGGCGCTGAGCATCGGACCAATTCTCCCAGCCCGCGGGGTATTCGGCCTCTGCCGGCACTTCCGGCAGATCCGGCGC